ATATATATAACTATGTTTGTAATAATAAATAAAGAAATTTTTAAAGTCAAAGTTTGTAAAACCAAATCTGAAACTCAAAGAGGGATGATAGGTCGTGAATTTATCGGATTTGATGGTATGCTATTTTTAATGGGTAAAGGTGAACACAGTTTTTGGATGATGAACTGTATTATTCCTTTGGATATTATCTTTATAGATGAAAACTATAAGATAACAAAAATACACCACAACTGTGAACCATGTGAAGATGAACTTTGTCAAAGTTACGAAGGTTCTGGAACCTATGTTTTAGAAATAGAAGGTGGTCGTTGTCAAGATGAAAATATTGAAGAAGGTGATATCTGTAAGTTTTTAATTAAAGTTTAAACTTTCTTACTTTTACAATTATTCCCGCACTTTGTTTCATATATACTTATATTTATAAATAGGTGAAAACTAACTAATGAAAAGACTTTCTCAAATTTCTATTTTAAAAAAATTGGTTCTTGAGTCGATTAACCAACCTGAAATTATTTTTGAGGGCGATTTGAGTGTAAGTCCAGGTTTAAGAATATGTCTTTACGATAAGGACAAAAATATGATTGGTAGTACTAATGTACTTGACTATGATTCATCAATTGGGTTGGACCCTGATATTAATAGATTTAATAATAAAAAGACGGAATATTGTAGAGAGATGTGTGACGATAATTTTTTTAATGGTAAAAACTCCGTTTATTTACATAGTTTATTTGTGGATGAAAATCATAGAAACAGAGGATATGCCGACATTCTAAAAAATGAATGTCATGAAATTGCCAAATCTAGGGGTTTTGATTACGCAACTTCAATAGTCAGTTTAAAAAATGAGGCATCACAAGAGTTAAACAAAAAACATGGGTACAAAGTACACCAAACAAATGGGTTTAAGGATTTTTTCTATAAAAAATTGTGAATAACTCAATTCTTTGAAGACTCAATTTTTTCTTGTAGGACACTAACAAATCTATTCTGTAACATCTTTAAGAATTTAATATAAGGTGAATCTTCTTTTTCAGACTCATACTTGTACTTACCTTGTGGTGGTCTCTTACTTCTTCCAATATAGTTTAATCCTGATATATTTGTAATACACTTGTGTCCACCTGAATTGGCTTGGATAACTTCCCATACAGGAACGGTAACACCATCTAAAACACTCCATTCTTCTTCAGTCAGTTCAGTTGATTTCTTTTCCATCAAAGATTTAATATCCATAAGTGTTTTAACACCATCTTTCTCATCCAAGTATTTGTCTCCGTATATTGCAGCAAAATCCTTAAAGGTAAATCCAACTGATTCTTCTTTCGCAGCAGTTTCAGAAACCCACTTGATTGTTGATAATGGGACTTGTTTTTCTTTTAATTGTGATTCCCAATGTCCCAATACTTCTTGAGCAATCTCTCCCAAGTTAACACCTTTAAGTTCTCTTTCTTTTTTAAAAGGGTTACATGATGCCTGTAATAAACCAAGTGGCCAAGCAATAACAAGGAAGTCAGCATCAGGGTTGTTTCTAAATGGGGTATATCTATCATATGAACCAGGTCTCATCATACTTCCACCACCATACTGAACGATGATATTATCTTTAACCTGAACATTCTTATGTCCTTTCATTGTCTGAACGTAATCTTCTTTGTTTTTCTCTAATGAAGATATATCAGCATATCTGTTTGTCTTCATTAATTCCTTAATCTTATTGAAGATTGAAAGAAGTGAAGGTTTACAATCTAATACTAATGTCTCTAAAAATCCTGGTTTACTTTTGAAAGCCAACAATAATTTGTTGGTAACCAAACCTAATAACATTCTATTTTCTTTAGCACTCTTTTCTTTTGATGTACCATAAACATAATTCATCACCATTTCAGGTGTAATGTTTTTGGAAGCGTAATCAGCACTATCAACCATAGATATTGTCGCAACATCTTCTGGTGTGAAAATTTCAGAAGCCGGGACAATCTGTGAAAGAGTTTCAACATTTGAACGAGCCCCTCTGAACTGAGTTGACTTAGTTTCGTCAGCTCCGGCTTGTCTGTCGTGGTGGTCGGTATGAACCACGAACATTGGTTTTCCGTGAGCAAAGTCAACAAGAACTGGCATAATTTCACCTTCAGCATCCGCCTTCTTAACCGCAAATTCTTTATCTCCGTATTGGATTACTTCAACATCAACAACTTTAATTCCATTGTCTTCCAAATACTTTTTCATTGCTAATGCAGTTGCAACACCATCTAAATCTTGGTGAAAGTATATCTTCGCTTTGCTGTATCTATTAGAAAGTTCTTTTATGTTTCTAATACCACCTTCAGAAATTATCTTTTTCATTAATAATAAATATTATAACAAAAAAAAAGTTCATCATTACGATGAACCTTTTAAAGTAAAAAAGTAATATACCTCTATTTTAAAGTTAACAAGTATTTCAACTGGTTAATTTCCGCTAACATTTCGTCTCTAATGTTTAATAAATCTGAGTCCATCTTTGGGTCGTAGCTTTCAGACAATCCCACCAAGTATTCACATACTAAATTAATAAACTCAGTTAACTCAAGTTCTTCAATATCTCTACCCGCTAATGTATAACCGCCTGTAAAACTAGGTCTTCCGTGTTTACCCATACAAACTTCAACAAACTTATCAATCAAATCATCAAGTGAATCATAAATACGCCCATAAGCCTCATGTCTTGAGAATGATTTTGTTTGCCAGTGTAGTATTCTAAACTGAGTTTGTGTTTCTAGTAAAAATTTAACAACTTCCGAATTTTTCATAATAACATTTAATTATAAATATACAAATAAATAAAAAAACGGAGTTTATTGGACTCCGTTTTCAAATTGTAACTTCTGTTGGTTCTTTTGGTCAACAAAACTTTGTATTCGTTGTTTAGCAATTTCACAATAGTTTTCACTCAATTCAATACCAACCCATCTTCTGTCATGAACAACTGCTGCCACACAACTGGTTCCTGAACCATTGAAAGGGTCTAAAACAATATCATTTCTATATGATAATATCTTAATTGCCTTTTCGGGAATATCCATCGAGAACGTTGCCTTTGTTAATGAACGAGTGTCAGCAAAGTATTTCCATTGTCCAAACACCAATTCCATGAACTCTTTCTTATCTTGTTCAGAATAAGCAACTTTGTTCTTTCCCTCTTCAGTTAGATAAGGTTCACCTTTCCATTGTGGTTCACCTTTAATTTTCTTAATATGAACTTTCTTATAAGCAAGAATAACACACTCTTTTGGGTTATAAATGTAAGGTGCCGATGGACTCATCCAAGAACCCCAAGCAGTTGTCTTACTTCTATGTGGCGAGTCTTCTTCAAGGTCAACAATACCGTAGAACTTAAACCCAACTTTTTTCATCACCTGATATATCTCAGAGGCAAAGAATACTCTACCACCACGAGCTTGTACATTTACCTCATATGGTATGTTAATAGCCATTCTTCCATCGTCTTTAAGTAAACGATAAGCCTCCGTTAACCATTTTTCAGACCAATCCCAATATTCATCCATAACAATCTCATCATTATGTGTGTCGTATTGGATACCCACATTATATGGTGGTGACGTTACAACTAAATCAACCCAACCTTCAGGCATCTCTTTCATTACATCAATGGTGTCACCATTGATTACCTTATTAATATAATTCTCAATCATTCTGTAATTTTTCTATCTTTTTTTCAATATACCATATAGCTTTCTTCAGGTCCTGAACCACATTGTCTTTCTTACCAGCACGTGATAGGTATTTGACCGCATTACCCAAATAAAAATCTTTATCTAAACCCCAAGCATCAATGACTTTGATAGCTTCATATGGATTATCTTCACCACCATAGTGTGATGGGTGATTAACCATTTCTTTTTGTTCTGACATAATATTCTTTTCCATATTTACTTTCTTCAAGTATACCCTCACTTACAAGTTTTTCAATTCGTTTTCTTGTTTCGTCGATTCCAACTCGTAGGATATAATCACAAATGTAATTGATATGAACTGGTTTTTCAAGTTTTCTTAACAGAACTTCATACGGGTCTATATTGTTTCTCATACTCTTTAAATTTTTTGGCAACGTCGTTATTTGTGAAAATGATTGAATCGGCTTTGAGATAATGATTAATAATAGTTAAATCTTTTTCTAAACTTTTGATTTGTTCTTCTCCTATTATTTTTTTGTTGAATCCCATATAACAAATATATTAATCTTTTTTTAGATTTACAATTGTTTTTTTCTGAACTATGTAACTTAATACCTTTCTTTTAAAGATTGGTAGGAGTGTATTTTCAAATGGTAGGTCGTTGGAAGACATTAATTCAAAGATGGGTAAACTTATATCTTGTGTTAATTCATTTAATATTGTTCTAATTACCTTTTTACTTTCCCCATCAAATATCAACTGAACCGCAAATTTACTGTCGTGTTTAACCGTATCAATACCACCAGTTGTATACTTCCAAATCCTTTTGTTGTTCCCGTTAAGTGTGAAGAAGTAACCTCTTTCTAAATCCTGTTTCTTATTTTCGTTGGTGTGTTTGATTGAAACCGAGTCGTATGTTAATGTCCAAAGAGCTTTGATGACATTGAAATATTCAAAAAACTTTGGTCCGGCATATTTTAATACCTTATTTAATTCTTCCAACTCATCATCATTTAATTTTGGGATGGGTGTGAATTTAAGTTCATTGATTAGTATTTCATCATCAATAACTTCAAACTTCTTATTAACAACGATGTATTTGAATTCCGAAGACATCACTTGTAGATTAGCCAAGTGTAATGACATTTCACTAAATAATGGATATAACTCAAACTTCTCAATCTTATCGTCACAGAACTTTAAAAAGTCCATCAACATATAATATTTGTGTTCGTAGTCAATTGGTTCTGTTAATAACCAGTCGGTTGTTAATCTGAAATGATTATTTTTTTTCGTTCTTCTTTTTCTTGATTTGGTTTCCATTTTACCCTTCTATTTGTAAAATGTAATATGTTTCATCATTAAATTCAATAGTATCGTAATCACCATCGTAAGAGTTCAGTGTGTGACCAATACCGTCAGTTTGAATTAACCCTTCTTTAAATCCTTTTATATCTATAAAGTTTTCAATATTCAAACCATATTCTTCAATTACGTTCGCAGGGTCATCAACCAAATCATTAATTAAATCTTCAACCTTTTCCTCAATTAAATTTTCAGGGACAGTTTTATCACTATCTCTTAACTCATCAAGTTCTTCATTTAATTCATCTTTTTTTTCTTGGTCTATTTCAGAATCTTCTAAAAACAATTCAATTTCATCAATCCTTTCTTGAACTGCCGGGTCGGAATATTCAAAATCTTCCTCGTCAAAAAAGTCTTCAAGGTTTTCTCTAACATTATTTTCTTCATCGTCTCTAAAAGTTTCCTTAAGTTCTTCAATATCAATATAATCTTCAACAAAACTAGAATTAAAACCTTTTATTCCGATATCATCAATCAATTCATCAATTCTTTCATATGCCGACATGTGGGTTCTATAATTATCACCAACCGCCCATCTTTCTTTTGATTCTTCTAATTCGTCAGTTAACAAATAAAAAGTTCTCATACTATAATATTTGTAATCATAAACCAAATTATATAAGTCAATTCTTTTTTCAAGTTCTTCAATTTCTTCTTCAACCGCTTCTAAATCCATCAGATTTTCATTATCTTCTGTTTCTTTCTCAATTTCCTCCATTCTTTCTTTTGCAGTATAAAGTTCCTGTAACCTTGCATCATGATTAGGTTCTTTAGCCTCATAAAGACCAAAAGATGAAGTCAGATACTCAAATAAAACATTTGCCAAAATCGCAATCTCACTAGTCGCAGTTTCTAAATTCCATTCGTCCTCTTGTCGTAAATCGTTTTGTTTGGCTAATTCAATCTGTCTTTGTTTTTTGATTTGAATTTTTTCATACGGTGTTCCATATGTTGAAATATTATTGTATATAAGACCCTCAAGAGAGTTAATTTGAGTGTATGATAAATCTAAACCACCATTAACTGTGATATTTGTAATGTTATTAGCATCCGTATTTCTCAAACTTAAGTCACCATCAATAACAATTCGTTTACCTCTGAATTGTTTCATATTTTGAACCAATTTACCGTTATAGTTAGTAAACTTTAATAAGTCAATATATTGCTCAGGTGTTATAACAACACTCTCTTGTCCTTCTTCCTCAACCAACATCTGAACAACCTTTTGTATTTGTGATATATCTATATTAACTCTCATGATAAAAATTATATTAATAAATATTAAAATAACTATATTATTTACTATTAAATCACATGTGGTAAATATTTATAATAAAATACCAACAATATGGGATGTGGATGTAAAAAACAAAGTGCGTCACCTGAACAGGTGAAAAAGTTAAGAACTGAGAGTATCAGAACAGCAATTCAAAGTACTATTGATAAGTACTACAACAAAAACAAGAAAAAGTAATAAACCTCTAATAAATTAAAAACAATGAAGAACAACAACGGTGGTGGTTGCGGATGTGGAAAATAATCTTTCCCGCAACATAAGAAAACTAAAAGGGGAATTTTTCCCCTTTTTTTATATTTATCATTATGGAATTTAAAATTTTCAAAAACTTAAACGAAGAAGAGGAAAAACCCGTACTAACAGCTTTCCAAAATAAGTTAGTAAAACTTATTACTCTATTCCAAAACGGAGATGTTACTGAAGAGGATATTGAAAACACCATAGGTGGTTTTGATAAATTTTTTGAGTTAATAATTAAAAATAATTTAACACATTACATTGACCCTTTTAATAATGACTGGTCGGATTATCAAAATAAAATAATTTATCAGTTAATACAAAAAGACCCAAATTACATCTATAAGATGATGGAAATGGAATTTTCAGATATAACTGAAATTGATGGGAAATATTATGTTGATTTAGAAGATTCTGGTGAACTGGCACAATTCTTTAGTAGTGGTAGAAACGATATTAGTGAAGATAGAATTGCCGAAATATTAAATGGGGATTATGATGGTTATTTATATGATGACGTAACAGGTGATGAGTTCAAAGATATTTATGAAGAACTAGAACCAAAATACCAAGAAGAAATTAGAGGTTATATCAAAGAAGATTTACTTAAAATTGGTAATTTATCTATCGAACATCTAACTCCTGAATTAATAGAAGATTTAGCAATAGAACAAGGTGATGAGTCGAATTTAAAATTAAATGAAGAGATAATCACTAAACTTTTACAAGATAATGATTGTGTTGAATACTTTATAATGAACTTAGGATTAGATATAAGAAGTGAATTATATTCATTATACTCAAATTGTTATGGGTCGGTTTATGCTAACGAATTGTATGACTCACTTATAGGACAATTAGTCGGTGAGGTTATTGATAGTAAAAAATCAGAAGAGTATAAATACAAAAAACACGACTACAATAAAAGTACATCAACAGAAAGATGGGGTGTAAGATATGAAGTTACAAAAACTGCTCATAATAATATTAAACTTTGGTTTGAAAGTAACGTAAATAACCCATATGAAAATTTAAATTATTACGGAGGTTACATCAACCTACTTAAAAGTTTATTTGAAAATGGTGATTTAAATTGGTTGAGTTCTGGAAGAGTTCCTGACTACCCCGATTTAGGTGACGTTAAAAAATGTCTTAATATTGAATTTAATAGTTATTTCTAATAACACAAAAAATTATTTACACTTTAACCTTTAAAATTTTAGTTCTAAAATTGGACATGGAAAAAGAGAGTTGTATTTTAAATCAAGAATTTGTTAATAAGTTTGCAGATTTCTTATGTCAAGAAATAAGTGATAATAACACTTATAAAACAAAACTATCAGTTGTTGATTGTAATAGTTTATTTATTATCAAAGGTTATACAAAGAATCCAAAAATATATGGATGTTACAATCTGACAGATAAGTTCATAGAACAAGAACAAAATAACTATTCTGATTTAACAGCTCTTAATCTTAAAACATTGGACATCATAGATTATGATACCAAAGACACAAACTTTGAGGATACAAAATTCGTATTTGAATATCCTGAAACTTTCACAACAAACAATCTATCATCAATAACCATACAATCAACATTCCCTCACGGTTATTCTAAAAACTATTTAGGTAATCTTTATTCTTACCTTTATAAAATCTCGGAGAAATCACAACCGTACTTTAAGTTCAGAAACATTAAATTGGAATTTGAAAGTAATGAAGGTAACCTGAAATTCACAAAGGTAAAATCAGATAGTTACTATAGTTCAGAACTTCTCCTATCGATATTAAACGACAACTTTGAAGGTAAGGTATCAGATGACTACCAACTACCGTCCAAATTGTTCCTGAACGTTATTTAAACACGTTTAGAATAACCAACGATTTGGTAGAAGTCTCTATCACCATCAATATACCCCTTAACCATCACCAATAGGTTTCTAAACATGAACGCATCTGGTGTTTGTTTTTCACACTTGGAGAACAACTCAACAAAAGAAATTAAAACTTCAACAGAATAATAACCACATCCTTGTAACTCAAGATACTTTGATGTGAGTTTATTAACATACTGTAACTTGTAGGTATCCCTTGATGTCTCACAATTAAATGGTTCGGTCTCATCATAGATTTTTATCAGGTCATCAATAAAACCCTTAATAACATTCGGAGCACATTGTTTCTTAGCAATCAAATCAACAATCCAATGTGTATGTGATGGTGTCCGTAATCTCTTACCTTCCTCCTTATGTTTTACTATGAAATCCAAATCAGGACGAGCCCCTCTTCCACCTTGATAGATAGCAATCTTTGATGTTGGGTCAACTTGCCAAAATGTCAAAGGGGTATGAACTACCCCTTTCTTTTTAAATGTTAGTTCCTTCATGGAACAAAACTACAAAATATTTTTTATAATTCCAACAGCTTCGTTTATATCTTGGAAATCTCTGTCGGGAGCGAATAACTTAGCATCTTCTGTTACAGTATCCACAATCATAAATGCCGGAACAAAATCATTACCAGTGACTTCAACAAAAAGGTTATACTCCTCTTCGTATTTTTCAATGTCTCGTTCCTTAAACTTAATCTTATTTTCTTTAAGTTGTTTTTTAAACTCCGTACACCAATGACAACCTTTCATTGTATATGCAACCAATAAATTAGCCATTAGTTCTCAATGTGTTCAGTGATTAATGATGATACCATATCAGCAGGTTTTAAACCAACCATCGTGTGAGTATCAACACCTTCTTTATAGAATTTTAAAACTGGTACATTTCTAACACCCAAACTCTTTGAGAAATTAATATCACTCTCAACATCAAACTCATAGATTGACACATCAGTTGTGATTTTCTTTAATTCTTCTGTTAATTGTTTACAGGGACCACACCATGTGGCATACATCTTTAATATAAAATCTTCCCCGTTGTTAATTTTTTCCTGTATCTGACTACTTGTTAATTGTTCCATACTTTTAAATATTTTTACTTTCCTTTTTTTGTTTCAAAAGTTGAGTTAAGAAGAACTTAACCTCACTCAACTTGTCAGCGTTATAATATAATTTTACTTTATACTCAACCCCATCTGCTTTAGATAAATAAATAAAACTACCGTTGGGTAGTTTACATATTAAATCGGAGTAAACCTCACCATCACTATACATGATTGAGTTGATAAAAACTTTTTCTATGTTATCTCTTTTCAAAAAATCATTAGGTAAAAGATTGTGTCCATCAGATAACTGAAGAATTGATAAAAGTCCTTCTTTATCCAACAGTCTATCCTCAAATAGAAATATCTTTTTTTCGTTTACCATTCAAAGTCAATGTAAGGTAAATCATCTCCAATGTCAATTGAATTTGTTAAATGTCCCCAGTTAAGTTGTCCGTCTTTATCAAAAATAAAGTTGTATTCTTTTCTTCCACCACCAGTAACAAACTCAGCTATAGGATTACCCCACACTTCATTAGAGATACTTTTTAATCTATTATCCAATATAGAAATCGCATCATCCCAACTATCATCCAATAAACCATTAAATCTTCCAAGTGTCTGAACTCGTTTGAATATAACAGGTTGATTATTATTCGTACCGATTGAAGGTCTGTATTCAATTGACGCTCTCTCCCCATCTTCCTTACGAAGTGATATAATTAATGATGAAGGTCTATCTTGATAAGTTCTTACACAATTAGATTGGTGTACTGACTCATCAACATATTCTTCACTACTTTGTAGTACAAGAGGGTTAAATACCATTTTATCACTTGTTATGATTGGTTTTGATACTTGTTCAACAAATTCATTAGAGTATTGTCTTGAGTATTTCCCTGTGGTGTAAAAGTCAACTTTATCTGACCAAGTACTATGTTCAGCATTAAATTCTTTCAAAGTTTTAGACATCCATTTAATCGGCTCGTTTCTTGATAGAATATCAAAAAATCTTACGTGGTCGTAAAAAGTATGAGTAGATAAATTATGGTCGGTTTTAGATAATAAGTAAATCTGATAACAATTACTCATATCCCTTTTACCGAAATTTTCAAAATAATGTCTTACAGGTTGAAATGGTGATTCGTCAATTTTAGTGTTAAAAATAATACACAATTCTTCTTCAGGTCTTTGTAAAATAAAATCTCTCCCAAAGACATCCATCAACATTTTAATACTTTTGAAACAAGGATTTTGGACTTTATGTAATACTTTTTTAATTTTCTCTGAACTTACATCGTTTAATTTCATATAAGCATCAACCATCTTAAATCCGTATTTCTTATAGTCTTTTTTAATTGGTTTTGGATATACATTGTAATACCCTCTCCAATTATCAGGTTTCTTAACCCCTTGTTTGTCCAACAAGCATCCAAATAAAGACATCGGTAACTCAATGTAGTTTAAAACTTTTTCAGCTCCAATTTTAGATAAAAACACATTAATACCTTCGGTAATTTTTAAATTATATGTTTTGGTATCATCTAACCCATTCATAAATGAATGATAACCATCCGTAGTTAACGATATCGGAAATGAGTTTCTTCTAACAACACTACCTTTACCCTTACCTCTTTTCTTATGGTATTCAGTGTTTTTACCAACCGTAAA